AGCCGACGATTCGTGGGCTCAGAGCTTAGCCCGTACAGGGCGAGCGTCACCCTAAGAAAACTAAGTGACCTGACAGGTCGAAAGGCGGAGCGAATTGGCTAAACGACAAAAGGGACAGAAGCAGGTTGAGACGATTGCTCTTGAACGCCTCGAAGTCACCTACGTTGATGTTGAGGAGATCAAGGCGAACCCGTACAACCCGAATCGACAGAGCGACTATGAATTCAACATGCTCCAAGATTCGATCAAAACGGACGGGTTCACTCAGCCAGTGATCGTGCAGGATCCCTCCGCTGAATTTCTCCCCGGACATATCGTTGACGGTGAACATCGGTGGAGGGCTGCGAACGCTGCCGGGCTGACACAGATCCCGGTAGTCTACGTTCAGTTCAGCGAAGAACAGATGAAGATCTCCACCATCCGTCACAACACGGCGAGGGGATCCCACGACGTTGAGCTTGAAGCAGAGATCCTTCGTGACCTCGAAAAGCTCGGGGCGTTGGACTTCGCGCAGGAAGCTCTCGGCATGAGCGATATCGAGATCCAGCGTTTGGTCGAAGATATCCCTGCACCGGATGGACTAGCCGGAGAGGACTTCGCTGATTCGTGGGATCCCGGTGTTACATCGGATACAGGCGAGACGGGTGCAAACGCAGCGTCGAAGCGTGTCGTAAGCGGTACTGCCGGAGCCGTAGAAGCTCAGAGACGAGCCGAGGCGAACGCCGCGGCTGCTAAGACGGAGGAGGAACGCCAAGCCGCTCTCCGTGACGTACAGGTGTTTCGCCTGATGCTGTCCTTCCCGATGGAGGACAAGGCTCTGATAGAGTCGGTATGTGGTAAAGAGCCAGCCGAGAAGATTCTGGAACTTATCAAGAAAGAGGCGGGATGATGAAAGTTTTTTTGCAGTTCCTAATGTGGGAGTGGCAGGAGCTTGCGCTCAAAGCGATCCTGTTCTCCGTGCTAGCAGTGATCCTTGTACTCGTTGGCGCTCCAGTCGCGGACTGGTGGGGGATCCTTCCGTGAGGCAGCTAGGCTTCTGGATCTACAGGTCAACGGCGTGGGGTTTGATCTTCGCTTCCGTTTACCTGCTCGTCACCGACGGGAATTGGTACAAGCTCTACGTCTGGATGGACGAGTACGAGGAGTGGCGCACCGGTCATTGGGGACTCCGAGAACGATTCTTGGATCTCCTCCTGATGTGGACGCTCATCTTCATGGGCTACTTCGCTGGCGTAGTGTCGTCGGTCAGGAAGCGAAGTCACCTACCTCGATTCGTGCGATGGTTCGTGCCGACAGAGAAGCTAGATCGCGACGACGAGGGTGAGCCATTCACCCGATGGGATAAGATCTCTGCAGCGGTGACGGCAATCTTTTTCAGCGTCGCCGTGACATTCGATCTTGGAGGTTGAGGTGGAATACGACATTGAGAGACTTCTATCTCTGCTACTGCTCCTGATCAAATGGCTCTTGCAGGTTTACGAGGCTATGGAGGTCACGCTCCTATGACGCTAGCGAGGCTCCCTGACAAGTGGGAGCGCATGACTGACGAGAGCACCAAGGCGTACCTCGCTTTCAATACCTACTTGCAGCTTGGTCCAGACCGTTCGGTGGACGCAGCCTACCGACTGGCAATGAACGAGCCAGCCGGGAGCAGCAAGCGAGCATCGGGACGCTGGACGAAGTGGGCGAACACTTATGGCTGGGTCGCTCGGGCTGCTGCGTGGGATGAATTCGTTGCTGCCGAGGCACGACGGGGCTTGCTCAAAACTGCCGAGGAGAATCAGATCCACAGGGTTCGGCAACTGACAAATACGATGAACCTCGGCATGGCAATTTTAGGGAAGGCGGACATAAATTCCCTATCACCGAATGACGCTCGAAAGCTCCTGCCTACCGCCCTGCGTGCAATAGAGATGGCGTCCGAATCGCTACGTGAAGAATTCGGTGTGGATGCCCGACCGACAACGAACCGTGAGCTGAGCGTCCACGCAGATCTTGGAGCAAAAGGAGACGAAGCTCTTGACCAAGAATCACTCCTCGCTCTTATCGTCAGGGACGAGCTTGGCGCAGGAGCAAACCCTAGCGAGTTCAGAGTCAACGGCGCGGGGAAAGTTGTACCTATCGAGGGAGGCAGCTAAGGGATCGCTCGCTGCTTTCGGTGAACACGTTTATCCCGGCTACCTCTCAACGAAATACACCCAAATGCTAGCGTCCACGTTGGAGGGCGCAGTCAAGGGTGACTACAAACGACTGATCGTGGAGATCCCACCACGCCACTCGAAGTCTGTCCATGTATCTGAATTACTGCCGGCATGGATCCTCGGTCACAATCCTGACCTGAGAATCATCCTCGCCTCGTACTCGTCAGGTCTTAGTGCGGCGTTTTCTAGGCGAGTCAGAAACACCATAGAGACGGAAAGGTACGGGATGGTGTTTCCGGGGACTCGTCTGGCTCGCGACAGTCGTTCAGCGCAAGTATGGGATATCGCTGGACGTCACGGTGGCATGATCGCTGCTGGTGTGGGATCCGGTATCACCGGACACGGAGCTGACGTACTGATCATCGACGACCCGGTGAAGGATCGACAGGCTGCGGAGTCTACGACGATCCGTGAGGCGACGTGGGATTGGTATACCTCGACAGCTCGCACCCGTCTCCACCCCGGAGGTGTAATCATCGTCTGTCAAACCCGGTGGCATTACGACGATCTTGCCGGGAGGCTCCTCGAAGGCAAGGACGATGAGGACAAAGAAGATTGGACAGAGGTGAAGTTTCCTGCGCTAGCGATAGGAGACGGCGATGTGCTGGGGCGACAGGTAGGCGACCCTCTATGGCCAGAACGCTACTCTGCGGACGAGCTGCGGGTAATCAAGGCGGAAGTCGGGACGAGGGATTGGACGTCACTCTACCAGCAGGAGCCGACTGACGAGGAGGGAGCGATCTTCCCTCTCAAATGGTGGAAGTATTACGACCCGGATCGCTTTGTGTTCAATACTCGATTCCGGACTGTTCAGTTTTGGGACACCGCTTTCAAAGAGGATGAAGCAAACGATTATTCAGTCGGTGCGACGTGGACCAAGAATCCGAACGGCGATGTTATGGCTCGGGACTGGTTCAAGAAGCGTCTGCAGTTCCCGGAGTTGAAGCGAGCGGTGATAGCACAGTACGATAAGTGGCGACCTGATATCGTCTACATTGAGGACAAGGGTAGTGGACAATCGCTCATACAAGAGCTTCGTAATACAGGGTTGCCGATTCGTGCGTACAAGCCTGACGGATCGAAAGAAGTCCGCGCCCACGCTGTTACCCCATATATCGAGAACGGGACTGTATTCTTACCCGAGCGACACCCTCTCCTCGCAGAGTTCTTGGAGGAGCATGGGAAGTTCCCAGCCGGGAAGCATGACGATATGGTGGACACTACGACTATGGCACTTGAACTAATGGCTCGACGGGTGGCATCTATGCCTAACCTCGGCGGAGCTGTGAAGGAATCAGCATGGTAGATCAGAGAGTCGAGAAGGCTGTCCCGGAGGGGCGAGATCCACAAGAGGCTCCGGAGGTTGATTCCGGGAGTGTCCAGAAGATCCTCGGTGATCGAGGGCTGTCGATGTGGGCAGGGTATCTCAACGAGGAGTGGTACTCAGAACTAAAGCCTTGGACAAACGAAGCCAAGTATGTTCTCGAAGCTCGGGACGATGCGATCATTTCGATGCTCCTCGCAGCGGTGAAGCTCCCAATCGTCAAGGCGGAGATCTCGGTCGAGCCTGCCTCAGACGACTACGCAGATCTCGTCGCAGCCGACTGGCTCGAAGCAAACCTCGACCAGATGCACAGGCAGTCAAAGCGGAAGTGGATCAACGACACGCTTGAATCGATAGAGTTCGGGTTCAGCATTGGCGAGATCGTCTTGGAGAAACGCAGCGACGGTCGAATGTGGCTCCGGAACATCGAGCCTCGTGGTCAGGAGACGTTGCGCCGATGGGGTCTTGAAGATCAGCAGCACCCGGACATAGTTACCCACTTTGTTCAGCGAGGATTCCGTGGCGGTACACCTCGTCAGGAAGTAGCGATCCCGCTCGACAAGTGCCTCCACATAACGCTCCAAGCCCGTAAGGGATCTCCGCAGGGTAAGAGCTTCCTGCGCTCGCTCTATATCCCTTACAAGTATTTGAAGAATTACCGGGCTTTCGAGGGCATCGGCATTGAGCGAGATATCGGTGGAACGCCGATTCTGAAACTCCCGGAAGGCATCGGCACGATTGACTCGGCTGAGTTCACGGAGTTGAAGAAACAGATGGAGGGCTTGCGTAATGACCAAGCTCTCTACGTGACGCTCCCGGAGGGGTTTGAGCTTGACTCGTTCAGCGGGTCGAAGCAGCTCAACATTCGCGACGTGATCAAGGACTACGAGAAGCTAATCCTGATGCGTCTCTTTGCTCAGTTCTTACAGCTCGGAATGGACAACGTGGGTACTCAGGCGTTGGTCGAGGGATCCCACGATTTCTTTGCTCTCGGGCTGGAAGCAATCCAAGACGAAATCATGGAGCAGGTAAACGACCAGCTCGTTCCGTACCTGTTCCGTTTCAACTCGTTCCCCGGAACCACAGGGCTGCCTAAAGTCGTGTGGTCTAAGCCGGGCAAGATGGATATCGAGAACGTCGTCAAGTGGTTCGAGAATGGTGCGAGGTCTAAGATCTTCACGCCAACCCGAGATGATGAACAACGGCTCCGTGACGAGATGGGTCTTGAACAGCTCCCGGACGGAGTAGGCGAGGAGCCTCGGGACGTTCCCGGGCAGGTCAACGATATCTTCGGGGGGCTCAACGGCATGGGCTTGCGCTCGACGCTGCGGGGCATGGTGGCAGAGGAGGTGCGTCATTACGACCACCCGGCGGGTCAGGATCTTCGTGTTACAGGCGGGATCTATGAGCGCTTTACCAACGAGTACCAGCGGGATCTCGTCGCTGCCTACGACAAGTGGGCAGCGGAAACGTCGCGCTTGATGAACCTGCCCGGCAAGACGCTAGGTGAAGCAGAGCTGACTCTGAATCGCCGTCTCCCGGTGCTGGAAGCTGACCTAAAGAGCCTTGCAAGAACGCGGGTAGGGGAAGCAACGAACCTCGGGCTTGGGGAGGCTCTAGGAAAGCGTGTGGCGCATCCAGAGGTACAGACGACCGTTTCCCGGATCCTCAAAGAGACTGACGACGACATAGCTACGAAGATCATCCCGGGCGTGAGGGAGCGATTCAGTCAAACGTCTCCGCTTATGCGGGACATGGCTCCTGACGCACGTAAGTCGATGATCGACGATTTGTTTGCCGGGCGGAGATCCCGGATAGCGCAATCCGCTGGTCAGGCGCAGGTAGCGATTTTCGAGACTCAGCGTGTCGCAGGGAAGGTTGAGAACCAAGAGCGACGACGGCTCGGACAGCCCCTGATCAAAGTCCGATGGGTCTTAGACGACCGCGCCCACCATTGCGAATCTGACAATTCTCGGGCAACATTTGGCTGTCCCGATTTGGCTCGGGAATACAGCGACGGGTGGGAATCAATGCCAACAGTTCCGGCGGGTAACGTCTCATGTCTCGGCAACTGCCGATGCTTTATTGAGGCGGATTTTGGGGACGGCTGGAAAAGGATCACCTAGCATGGGGGATCCGGTGTTCCCTACCCCGTCTTGGGGTACACGGATCCTCCACCAGCTTGCATTAGTCAAGCGATTCGTGAAGAATATTGAGCATGTTTGACAAAGACGTAATTGGGCTAGAGATCTTCGCATCCGGTACGCATGTGGATTCTCAGGGCTTTGAAAATACGTTTTCCGATGCGGACGTTGACTACATGGTCGAGACGTTCCGTGGCGGGATGCCAGAGTTCGTACCTATCAAGCTGGGTCACACCAGCGACGAGTTCAATGCGAAGGTTGCTTCGCAGTTAGGACTGCCTCCCGCCGTACTCAACGGCGAGAACGAGGGTCTTGATGGGGTCGCAGCACTTGGACAGGTCGTAGGACTTGAACGGGTGGGCGAGAAATTAGTAGCTGATCTGAAAGTCCCGCAAGCAATGGCAGAGCTATTCGAGGCGGGATATTTCAGAGATGTTAGCTGCGAGCTTTCGGCAGACCAAGAGGGCAGATGGATACTCGACGGTGTGGCGATGCTTGGGGCTGAGCGTCCAGCCGTCGATTCCCTTGCAGGGATAGCCGAGGCTGCGATTCTCAAAAAGCGTCCAGCGTTTGCGGGGCGCACGTTTAGCCGACCGATACCTAAGAAGGTGAAGATGAGCGAGCAAGACCCCAAGGGGATGATGGACAACATCAAATCCTTGTTCAAGTCAGAGCTTGGCGAGTCACTTACATTCTCGGAGCTTTCGGATCTCGGTCTGACTTTTGGAGACGAAGCCGACAAGGGTGCGGTGAAAGACGCAGTACGAGAACTGCAAGATCGTTCTCAGATGCTCGACGACGTTGTGGCTCTGCTGCAACAGGCAATCGAGATCACGTCTAGCGCAGCCGAGGAGGGTGAGGAGATCATCGAGGACGACGTGGCGAAAGAGCCAGCCGTCGCAGCGAAAGCACTCGTTGGTCGAATCGAGCGTATGGGATCCACGAATTCCAATTTCAAACAGTCAGCCGATTTCAAGAGCGAGGTCAAGAAGCAGGTTGATGCAGCCACAGCAGAGTTCCGGGCGCAGCTCGATGAACTTCGTGGCGACAAGACCGTTGCTGCTTACCGAGTCGAGACTGAAAAACTCGTCGGCATGGAGGGGACTCCACAGGAACTAGCTGAACAGCTAGCCAACCTTGAAGAATCCGCAGGCAAGGAATCCGCAACCGCTATGCTCAGCGCATGGCAGCAGGTTTCAAAGTACGCCGTCGAATCTGGCGTGACCCGATCCATCGGTCAGAACGGACTCGACGACGACGATCACGAGCCTACAAAGCTCGATGAGGAAGCAGCAGCCTACAAGAAGGCGAATCCGGGACTCTCTGATCGTGAGGTCAAGAGCCACGTTCGACTCCGGGCTATGCGTCCAGAAAAGGGAGGCGAGTAAATGAGCAGCCAAGCACTCAAACTCCCCGGTGGACACGTTGGAGCAGACCTTTCTGCAAAGCAGTATCACGCTGTCTACCTGTCGGATAACTACGAGATTTCGGCAATCACCAACGCCAACGCCGCGAGCTACGCTCAGGCTCCTATTGGGATCCTGCAAGACGATCCAGACGCGGACGGCAAAGCTGCTGAGATAATCTCCATCGGCGTGTCCCGCTGCGAAGCGGGAGGTACGATCTCTGCCGGGGATTGGCTCACCACCAACGACGACGGCGAATTGATTGCAGGTGCAATCGAAGCTGCTGCGGGAACCGCAGACCGAGTGATCATCGGACGGGCATTGGAAGATGCCGTGGACGGTCAGATCTTCAACGCTTTGATCAACTGCATCACTCCGCTTCCAGTAGACACGGAATAACCGAACTATGTCTAAGCCAACTATGAAACAGCTTCGCCCTGTGAAGCCCGTAGTGGGCGGAAAGTAAAGATGAGCGACTTGAAACGAAAGTACGCTTTGCCTACTCAGAACGACTTGCGTCCGGTTGATCCGGTCTTGACCGATCTCTCAATCAGCTACAAGAACCCGGAGTTCATTTGGGATCTCGTAGCTCCGGTGGTCCCCACCGATGAGAAGTCGGGTACGTTCTTCAAGTGGACTCGGGACTATTGGTTCCGGTCTATGGGTGAAGCACAAGGGAGCAAGCGTGCTCCCGGTGGCAACTACACGCGAGTTGCCTATGGCGTATCGACCGATACTTACGAGACAGATGAGTACGGTTACGAGAAGCCAACCGACGATCCAACTAAGGCATCGTCACAGGCTCCCGAAAACCTCGACAATCAGGACGTTGCTTTCCTGACGAACCTTCTGGAAATGGATCTGGAAGTTGACGTCGCAGCAGCGTTCTTTACCTCGGGTGTTTGGGGTACTGACAACACTCTCTCTGGCACTAGCCAGTGGAGTGACTACGCCAACTCTGATCCAATCGGAGACTTCAAAACGGCGCGATCCACAGTTCGCAAGGCTACTGGTCAAAAGCCCGGTCGTGCGATCATGGGTGTGGAGACTTGGAACGACTTGGCGGAACACCCGCTGATTCTTGACAAGTACAAGCACACTCAGTCCGGGATCATGACCACAGCTCTCGTAGCTGCAGCACTCGAAGTTGATGAAATCGTTGTTGGTGAGACTGTGAAGAACACGGCTAAAGAAGGGCTGTCCTACGTTGGCGCAGACGTGTGGGGCGATAACTGTCTCCTCATCCCTGCTGTCAACGCTCCTGCTCTCGAAACTCCCGCTGCTGGTTACACCTTCATGTGGGACGAGGTAGGTAATGTGCCGTGGGCTATCCAGAACTACCGTGACGAAGAAATCCGTTCGGACGTAACTCGAATCCTGACGCACAAAACGCACAAGGTGACGAGTTCTGTTTCGGGCTACATGTTCATCGACACGTCTGCTTAGAACTAAAAGTCGAAGGGAACACGACAAATGGCATACGAGGCATATCGGGTAAATCGCAGGTTCGTTTGGGACGGTTGGCAGTTTGCCCCAAAAGCGGGGGCGCACCGACAGAACTTTCAACTTCTGGAAGGTGTCTCCCGCGAGGAGCAAGCTCACAACTTGAAGCAGCAGGGATGTTGGGATGAACGATCCTGCGACCCGAGCCTCTATGCCGGAGACATTTGGCTCGTCGAGGAGAACCACCCACGGAAGGCAGCGATCCTTTCGAGGAACAAGGCAGTCTATGACTCAGGCTTGCCGAGGGTGGACGATCTTCTCGAAGATGAAGAAATCAAAAAGCTGCTATCGCCACCGTCCGCAGTTGGCGCTCGATAGCGGGGAGATCTAACCAATGGTTCAAGAACGAATCCGAGGCAAGGTTGTTCAAGAGAAATCCGAGCGCAAGGGTGTCCTCGGTTCGATTACTTGGACAGTCGGAACCGAAGCAGCAAACGCCATTACGGTGTCGGGACA